GAACTTATGTTGGGGATGCTGAAATCCCAGAAGGCAGTAGTCTTGCATCTAAAGATTGGATCTTCGGTAAGGATACTTTACCAAACGGTGCAACTAATCTAATTGACGAACTCAAAGTTGGCGATACAGTAACTGTTTCTTATCCGAAATACGGACTTTCAGAGCAAAACACTAACGTTAGAAATGGAAACTATGGATCCACTGCACTACTTGGACTCTCTTACGATGCTCAAAAAGGCGATGAGAACTTCGGAGACTTAGGTCAATTAAGAGCAGACTCCCTCTTTCAACCACATTTAGCAGAAGGTGATGCACTGACTGAAGCATCGTACACGTTCACTTTGGACGAAATCGAGACAACAGGTGGTAAATACTACTTTAAGGCAGCAGCCTCAAGTCCCGTAGCGCTTGCTACTCTTATCGACACTGATGGTGTTAAGCAATTTGTCGCACCATTCTTCGGTGGATTTGACGGACTTAACATTAAATTGCAAAACCCATTCAACAAAGTTGAGTTGGATGCAAGCGGATACGCTCAATACTCAATGGAATCTGCACTTAACATGGTAGCCGATAGAGACGTTATTCGTTATGACTTGATCTCTATACCGGGCGTTACAAACCGTTCAGTAAATCAAGACTTGATTTCACAAACTGAGGCTCGTGGGGATGCATTAGCAATTATCGATGTTGAAGGTATTTATTCACCAGCAGTTGATAATGGTACCGCAAACGATACTCCTCAAACCATCTCTGGTGTTGTTGCTGAAATAAATGCTGCCGGATTGGACAGCTCTTACGCTGCGACTTACTATCCAAATGTCCGATTGGCTGATACTTTAAATGGAAACGGAACTGTTATTGTAACTCCTCCATCAGTAGCGGCCCTTGGAGCAATCGCAAAATCAGAAGCTGACTCTCAGCCATGGTTCGCACCTGCTGGGTTCCAAAGAGGTGGATTAAACCCTCTTGGTGGATCTGGAGGTCCTGCGATACTAGGAACAATCGAACACTTAACTAAAGCTGATCGTGATAGCTTATATGAAGTAAACATCAATCCAATCGCACGATTCCCTGCAACAGGTGACACCGTGATTTTTGGACAGAAAACTCTTCAACAATCAGCTTCTGCTCTTGACCGAATCAATGTTCGTCGCTTGATGAACTATCTCAAGAAAGAAATTGGAGATATCGCTGATACTATCTTGTTTGACCAAAACGTTCAAGCAACTTGGAATCGCTTTAAGGCACAAGCTGACGTTGTATTATCAGGAGTAAAAGCTGAGTTTGGTGTTACCGAATACAAGCTTGTTCTTGATGAAACAACCACTACCCCAGATCTTCAAGATCGAAACATTTTGTACGCAAAGGTTTTTGTTAAGCCTGCCCGTGCAATCGAGTTTATCGCTGTTGACTTTGTTATCACTCAAAGTGGCGTAGAATTCTAATCAACACTAATTATTAATAAATAGGAGAATTACATTATGTCATTTTGGACAGAAGCATCGATAGAGCCTAAAAGAAATTTTAGATTTAAAGTAGAAATTGTTGGATTTGGGGACAACTCTGTTATCTGGTGGGCGAAGAATTTCAAGACCCCATCATATGATATCGCAGAGGCGACTCACGACTTCATGGATAACAAGTATTACTTCCCTGGTCGTTTGACTTGGACTGACTGTAGCATGTCTCTTGTGGACCCAGTCTCTCCAAATGCGACTCAACTAACTAACAACATTATATTAAATGCTGGTTTTAAAGTAAAGACTGCGACTGATGTTTCCAGCGACTCTTTGACTACAATGTCAAAAAACAATTCCGTTGATGGAACAAAATCGATAATCGTTACAATTTTAAATTCAGACGGGAAAATGATTGAAGAATGGACTCTTCGCAATGCTTGGTTGAAAGGGGCTTCGTTTTCTGACTTATCTTATGATAATGACGACTTGAGAACAATCGACTTGACTTGGCGATATGACTGGGCTGAATGTGCTCACGGCGACGGAAACGCATCACAATTTACGACTAACAACTAATAGAGGCTATACATGACCTTTTGGACGGAAGCAAGTCTTGAACCTAAAAGAAACTTTAGATTTAAATTGTTAGATGGCGATCAGGCAACTTGGTGGTGGGCTAAGTCGGTTGATAAGCCATCTTTCGACATTTCTAACAACGAATATCAACTTATTAATCACAAATTCAAGTATCCCGGTATTGCTACATGGAAGCCAATCTCACTAATCGTAGCAGATGTTGGAGATGTTATCAACCTACTAATGGACGAGCTGGGAGAACTAGGATATATAGACCCCAATAGTAAAGTACCCATGGAAGGTTTGGCAAAAGATAACAAGGGATTCATTGAAGGGCTTTCGATTCAACAATTGAATGCTGATGGTCAGCCGCTTGAGACTTGGACAGTCAAAGGAGCCTTCATGACTTCGCTAGCCTTCTCTAGACTTGATTATGGAAGTGACGACATAACAGAAATAACAATCGAAGTGGCCTATGACTATGCTACTTTTGACTTAAATTAATTGGAGATATAATGGGAAGAAATTCCAATCGTCTGGGAACAGACAGTAAACCAGAGCATTCAGATGCTCCACCAATGAGTCCACTAAATTTTGTGGCTCCGACGGAGGTCGTTGATCTCCCATCAAAAGGTCAGGGATATCCAGAAGACCATCCTCTAAACGGGATTGACTTTGTTGAGATTAAATTCATGACCGCAAAAGATGAAGACACACTTTCAAACCAATCTCTTATAAGAAAAGGGATCGCACTAGAGAGAGTGCTTCAAAACATCATTGTAGACGCCGAGATTGACCCTCTAAGCCTTCTTGTGTGTGACCGCAACGCAATACTCATCAAAGCTCGTGCGACGGCTTACGGGGCGAATTACGACGCCATAGTTAACTGTCCTAAGTGTGGGACCAAGAACATGATGACGTTTGATTTGATGTCACCAAAGATCGAAGGTGGCCTTGACGAAGAAGGAATGAACATTGTTCAATATGCTGGTGATGGTTTATATCAAACAACAATGCCCGGCACAAAGTTCACGGTTAAGTTTAGACTCGCAAATGGTGAAGACGAAAATAGAATCATGGAAATGGCCATTCAAGGCAAAACAGTTGAATATGGCGCAGTGGAGCAATACAAGAAGATGATCAAGTCAGTTGAGAATTTCACAGAAGAAGAAGTGATCCACTCTTACGTTGACAACATGATCGTATCAGATGCTTCACACTTTAAGAAATGCTTGAGAAGTTGTACTACAAGCGTCAGAATCGCACAGACTCTTACTTGCAAGAGTTGCTCTAACGAGCAGGAGGTCGACGTTCCATTTGGAACGGACTTTTTTTGGCCTAACATCTAAGTTCATGGAAGGAGTCTATGAACAGTTCTTCATTTTAAAACATTTTGGAGGCTGGTCATTGACTGAAGCTTATAACCTTCCAATCGGTTTGAGGAGTTGGTTTGTTGAAAGAATGAAAAAACAGTTCGAAGAAGAAGCCAAGGAAATAAAGAAAGCCCAAAAGAGACGGTAACGTCCTTTGGGTTTTTGTTTTCGAAGCTAATTAGGGAATAACGAGGGACAACACAATGGCGACAATGGAAGAATTCTTAGCTTTAATTAAAAATGCAACAGATGATCAACTTAAAGCATTCAAGGCTGCTATGCCAAAAGATGAATCTTTTTCCCCAATCAGTGGAGAAGATCTCGCAGCCGCAGAGAAGCGACTGACGAGAATGTTCAATTTAGAACAAGACAGAGCAGAAGTCTTGCAAAAGAGCTCTCTTTTGATGAACGATATAAACAAAGCTAAAGAACAAGAGGCAATTGCCATGCAGAAGCAGGTTGAATTAGCTCTTCAGCTGGAAGTTCAGAGGATAGCTGCTGTCGAAGAAGCAACAGATGCAGCAAAAAAAGAACAAGCAGCACAAATCGCACAACTTGAAAACGCAATCAAGCAGGTTAAAGCTGGAAAAGAGATCGGTGAAGTTCTAGCGCTGAACAACGACACTCTTTTAGATATGTTGGACAAATATGAAGATATAGTTCCTGCTCAGCAAAGAATTAACGACTTAACATCAGAAACAAAAAACAATATCGATGACTTAGTTAAGGGAATGGGAAGCTTTGTTGGCCTGACCGATAAAGTCTCCAGCAGCAAGATTGGGAAAATGACTCAACTTTTCGAAACAATCGGTAAGGGTGGAGAAGATGGTGCTGCAGCGACAGAACTATTGACTAGGCAGATGAGTAAAATGTTTTCTGTTCAAAACATCGCAATGAACGTTGGAGCTAAAATTTTCAAAGAATCAATGAAGGTTTTAAACGCATTTGACTCAGGTCTTGCGACATTAGCAGGAAAGACGGGTACCGTTGGTAAATTCAATGATGTAC